ACAAGTATGGGCTGGTACTGTCACAGTCGGTGGTTCATCTATTTCTAATACTATTACTGGTTCGCTCAAACTAACTCGCGCCGTAGACCCAATCTTCGGTATCGCGCAGACACAAGCACCATATTCAGTATTCCTCGGCGCTCTTACTGTTACAGGTAAGGTCACTTTCGTTATGGAAGATGACACACAACTTACTAACTTCCTTTCAAATACACAGCCAGCATTGACATTCAACTGGTCTACTGGTTCTGGTTCAACTGCTACTCAATTTGCTTTCACAGCAACAAAGAGTGCTTATACGGCAGCAATGATTGAACGCAATAAAGACTTCGTTGAAGTTACCGTTGATTTCAATTCGCTTGGCAATACAACAAACGCAGGTGCAACTGCTGGATACTCTCCACTCAAGTTCACATTGCAGAACGCAAAGGCTTCTGGTACTTATCAATAACCAGAAATAATGTTGGGTGGGGTGTAGCGCCGCCTTCCCGCTCCCCCACCCAACCTAACATTCACGAAGGCAAAAGAGAAGGAATATCATGGCAGAAAAAGTAATCAAACTTCCTAGTGGCAATAGCGTTACTTTGCGTGATGCTAAAGACTTGAAAGTAAAAGACCGCAATAAAATCTTTGCAGATACCAACAATCTTGAAGGCGTACTCCTTAATGTAGGTTTATCTAATAGCATCATTTCTTGCTTAGTTAAAGAGTGGACATTTGACCTTCTTCCGCCTTCCGTGCGCGCTGAGTCTCTTGGCGAACTTTCCATCGCTGATTATGATGCGTTACTTGTCGAAACAGCAGAAGCACAAGAAATTCTATTCCCGTCATTTGAGCCAACGCTTGAAAACGAGGCAGACCCAAAAGTGGATACCGCAAACTCGAACGCCTAAGAGGGCTATTAGAAGGAGCGGATAGAAACGAACATGTTGATTATCCCAATCAAGAATATTTCTATTATGAGTGCGCGAAGCAATTCGGCTGGACTCCCATAGAAACTGATGAACAGCCATTTCATTTGGTATCATGGCTAATTGCTATAGGTCGCACAGTAAAGGAGATAGAAGATGCCAGTCGAGACTAATATCCCTTTATTCAAAACCCAATATAACACTATGATTAAAGATATGGATTCTGCGCTTCGTCGTTCTCGCGATGAAATGATGACCGCCATGATTCAATTAGCGCAGGAAGAAATTAAAGGACACCGCCAGCCCGGAGAGAAAGCCGAAGCGGGGCAGCCACCTAAGAACCGCACAGGTAATCTTCGTCGCTCTATTAAAGGCTTCAAGTCTTCTACTGGTAATACATATCTTGCTGTTGTGGGTCCAACAATGGTTTACGCACGCGCTGTTGAAATTGGTGGCAAATACGCACCTCGTTCATGGCAGGGTACTACTGCTATGGGTGGTTTCCCGTACATGAAACCTGCTTACGAGAAGTTTACCAAACATGGAATCATGCAACAGATTCTTAGAAAGAATTTAGGTAAATTCTAATGGAGTTAATGCCAGTAAGAATTGAACTGATTGTAAGGGCGAAAGAAGCAATCGCCGAATTGCAGACAGTCAATAAAGAAATGGATAGACTCGCAGCCAAAGGCGAACTCGCTGGTGGTGCTATGGGAAGAATGGAACGCGCTGGCGCACTTGCTGGTAAATCTCTTGCAATACTTGCTGGTGGTTTTGCTTTCATGGCATACGAAGGCATCAAAGCCAATCTAGCATTACAGACTTCTCAAGCAAGACTACAGGTTGCTATTAAAAATACTGGCGTAAGTTTTGCTGCCGCTAAGCCGTATGTAGATAAACAAGCAGAAGCCATGATGAATCTTGGTTTCAAGACAGCAGATACCTACGAAGCATTAGGAACAATGACTACAGCATTGCGTAGTCCGCAAATGGCTCTTGATGCGTTAGGTGCTGCTGCTGACCTTGCTCGATATAAGCACATGAGTCTTGCGCAAGCAGGTAGATTGGTTGCTTCGGCTTCTACTGGTCAAGCGCGTGGATTGCGCGACCTTGGTCTTGCTATGGGTAAGAACATTCCCAAAGGTATTGCTTTTGCTGATTTGATGAAATTGATTGCAGCAAGAACCAAAGATGCTGCTACAGAATTCTCAAAGACGAGCGCAGGACAACTAGAAGTATTACGTGCCAAGTTTGAAGGACTTAAAGAAGAATTAGGTAATGCTTTATTGCCCGTACTTAATAAAGTTACCGCTTGGTTGATTAAAGATGGTTTACCCAATCTCAAGGCTTTTGGTAAATGGTTTGCAGATAACAAAGGAATTGTAGTTGCGTTTACAGCCGTGTTAGCAACATTGTGGGCTGTTCCTAAAATTACTGGAATCCTTACTGTTCTTACTACACTCGGCAATGCTTATCTTGGTTTAGCAGGTAAAGCGACTATTGCCGCAACCGCCGAGGCTGCTGCAACTGGTGGAGAAATTGGTGTTGGTGCTGCGATTACTGGTGCTGGTGTAGTAGGTGGCTTGGTTGCTGCTGGTTCAGTTGGCATTGCTGCCGCTGTTGGTTATGGTTTGTATGAAGCAGGAACATCTAAAGCAAAACCAACTAAACCAAAAATTGGTGGCAAGGCTGGCGGTGCTGCAATGCAAAGATACAATCAACAGTTGGCTGCTTGGAATAAAGCGCACCCAGCGAAAACAATTCCAGTTGCACCAAAGAGTGCGGGGAAACCTAATTTACAAGGTTTAGGTCCAGCGCCTTTAATTAGTACCGCTAAATCTACAGCAGCAAAGAAGCCTTCAATTCGCGCTATGAAAAAAGGTGGAGTTGCGGGAAATGCAACAACAACGCATACCAATGTACTTAAATTAGATAGTAAAGTTCTTGCTAAATCAACGGCTACAAGTGCTACTCATGGTACACCTATGGCGACAGGACACAGTAAATGACTCTTAGTATCTATCAATTTTCTTTTAATGGTTTTACTTTCGGCGCTGGTACGCCTTATGTAATAGATAAGATTGACGGACTCATGGCTACTGCTGGTATTCGTAATCAAGACGAAAATCGCGGATACATAGATGGCAGTTATTCGGGGCGTGACTTTTATGATTCACGAACAGTAAGCATTGAATTCATTATTATTGGCGATGGAAGTTACTCTGCACAGTATTACTATCAACAATTACAGAAGAACTTAGCACCTCAAGTATATGGTTATTACCCAGACCCTTATGCTTCAACACAAGCAAGCAATGTACTGGGGTTGTTTCAATTTCAACTCACAACAGCAACAGGACAGCAGCGCATGTGGGGTCGCGTTCGTTCTGTAAGCACAGAGGTAGACCCAGAATTTACTTACGGCTATATTCTTGCAACTGCCGAATTGTATTTCCCTGACCCACGCTATTACGATGAAACCGCTAATACTGCATCGGGTTCAACGGCAACTATTTACAACAATGGTTGGGCTACAACATCTCCTGCAATTACTATTTCCTCACCTAGCGCAAGCGGAACTATTACTGATTCCGTTACTGGTTCTGTTATGACTTTCGCTAATGTGAATACTTCTTATCCTCTTGTCATAGATACACTCCAGCGCACTATCAAACAAAACAATTCTCCAGCGCGCAACACCTTAACAACTATGACCAACTGGCTTACTATTCCCGCAAATACTTCCACAGGCACTTGGACTAGCACACTTGGTTCAATGGCTATCACTTGGCGAAATGCGTATGTATGAGTTCTGGTACAGATTATCGCTATGTCACTACACAACTTTACCAATCGGGTTCAACGCCTAACCCAATCATTGGTGAGTTTCCTTTTACTAATGTAAATTTTACGCAACAACTTTCAAGCATTGGCGTATTTACTGGCGAACTGCTTATATCTGGATTTGATAATGCCGTAGCAAATTTAGATGCAGCAACAACTCCCGGACAAACAGCACTATATGTATTCAAAGGCGATAATCCTGTATGGGCTGGCATCATCTGGCTACGCGAGTGGGATACAGAAACACAGATGCTTAAAATTACGGCGCGCGAAATGCTTTCGTATTATGAACATCGCCGTATTTATGGATTTACAACTTCATCTTATTACAATGCCAATCTTGGTGGAACTGGCGTAGGCGGACTTGGATACGGAACTGCCGCAAGTCCAGTAGACCCATTATTGATTTTTAGAGATTTATTAACTGGCGCAAATGCTCGAACACCGCACGGCAATATTGGCGTTACATGGGCTAGTTCTAATCCAAGTACAGTAAGTGGTGGCTCAACTGTTTATCGCGCTTTCTTCAACTTTGAGATGAAACCTGTTTATCAAGCATGGAAAGACTTGGCTCAATCTGCTACTTTCTTTGACTTCGTTATCAAACCAAGAATTTCTAGCGGAAACATTATTAACGAAGTAATTATCGGTAGCCCACAATTAGGCGTTACATATAGTGCCGCAAGCCCTAACTCAATCAATTTGCAATTTCCCGGCAATATTCTTCATTACATTTATACAGAAGATGCAGCCAATGTGGGTAACTACATGTACGGAATTGGCTATGGCGCAAACCAGAATCGTATTATTCAACCTTGGTACGATTCAGATAAATTGACGGGAGCGGGTATATGGCCGTTATTAGAAAACTCTATGAGCCTTACGGATATCGTAGACTCTAATCTTGTGTCGTTTATGGCTAAAGGAAAACTCGGCGCTGTTTCATATCCACCTACTACTGTTCAAGTAGTTCTTAACAGTTACACAGACCCAGTATTTAATCCCAGCAATACGGGTTCGTACAATATCGGCGACCAAGTAAATCTTGTAATTTCAGACGATAGGTTTTATACAGGTTCGGCTGCTATTTATAGAATTATCGGCATGAATGTTGAGCCGGGAGAGAACGGACCCGATAGAATTACGCTGACACTTAATTCACCTCTAGCAACAACATTGGTGGCTGGATAATGCCTTACATAAATGTACCCTCAAGTCTCAGTCAAATGTTTGACGATATTGACGAGCGTATTTCAAGAATTGAAACTGGTTACAACGGACCTCAACAATCTGCTGATGCAGCACAATCAACTGCCGTAAGTGCGCAATCGGTTGCTACAACTGCACAGATTCAAGCAATCAACGCGGGTATCGCTGCTAATAATGCGGCAGCACAAGCAACATTGGCAAGCACGCAAGCGACTGCTGCTCAAACATCAGCCAATGGTAAAAATACAGTTACATATTCAGCAAGTACGCCATCGGGTTCAGGTATCACGGTTGGCGATATATGGTTTCAATATAGCGCATCTTCAAGTTACAGCATCATAGGTCAATGGGTCTGGAATGGTTCTTCTTGGCAGGTCAGCCCGATAGCCAATACTGTTATTGCCAATCTTGACGCAGGTAAAATTACTACTGGAACTATTACATCTATTGAATATAACAATGGCTCTGGAACTTTCCGCGTAACACCTGCTGGCGCCTTGACCGCATCAAGCGCAACAATTACTGGAACCATCAATGCTGATACTGGTTATTTTGGTACTGCAAGTTCTGGCAATTATTGGTCTATTGGTTCAAGTGGCATTACTGGCGTAGGTTCGGCAACAATTACTGGTGGAACGATTAGCGGTTCAACATTGAATATCGCTAGCGGTGCTTTTACTGTTACAAGCGCAGGAAGCATGACTGCCAATTCAGGAACTATTGGCGGTTGGACTTTAAGTTCAACGCAACTCTATTCTGGTACGGGCGCATTTATGAACGCCAGCACGGGTAACATAGGCGGCAATACTGTTACAGCATTTAGTAGCATTCTTTCTTATGGTTCAATTTCCACTACAAGCGGTGCTTCGATTGAAGCAGCAGGTTTCATGCGAGCAAATGGTTCTTTATATGCGGCTGGTGCTGGAACAACCACTTCAACTGCAAATACTTTTATTAACTCAAGTTCGGGTTTAATTTCTCGCTCTACTTCTTCTCAACGCTACAAAGTTGCTATACAAGAACAGGCAATACCTAAAGAGGCAATCTTGG